TATATATTATTTAAACATCCAAGAAAATAGATATTTGGCAGAATTAAGGGACAAGCTTTTAAGCGATTTAATGACAGGGAAAATAGAAATGTAAAGGAGTAAAGAAAATGAGTTATTTAGATTATAGGAAGTTGCCCAAGAAGATATACTACATCACAATAGTTGTAGTTGTCTTGTGCAGCATATTCTTAGCTGGGGCTTATGTAGGGAAGATGGTCCAAGAGGAACAGGATAGGCTGTATGTGGGTAAGGTCATTGAAAAGGAACACGTGCCGGAAAAGATAGAAAACGGTGAGAGATTTGATGAAGCCTACTATATTGTAGTTGAAGATAATCACGGTGAATACCTAAGATATAGCGTATCAAAAGATGAATACAAGCAGGTTGAAATAAAAGACCTATGGAGAAGGTAGGGGGATAATATGAATAATAAAAGATGGAGTGAAGAAGAGCTACAGTATTTATTAAATAACATCAAAGACAAGCCTGATGATCTATTTGAGAAGTTCTCTATAGAGTTTGAAAACCTAAGGACGTATCCAGCTTTTAGAGAAAAGAGAATGCAACTTATAAGGAAATACAACATAGAAGACTGTTGGAGAAGAAAAAGGAAGGTCAAGGTTGCATGGACCGAAGAAGAGGACGAGTTCCTAACACAACATCTAACTGATGATAACTATACACTGCTTGAAGAGTTTGAAAAGAAATTCGGGCAGACAAGAAGCAAGAAGGCTATTGAAGTTAGAAGGGGAATGATAAGGCAGGGACAAATTAAGAATGTTGAAGTTGATATAAATATCAAGAAAGTAGACCCTAAGAAGGTAGCATATATGGAAAGAATGATTCAGAGGGCTAGGGCCAATAATAGAAATGAAAGACTAAAAGACTTTAACGAATTAATACCTAACAAGGACTACTCATTCAAGAATATAGGACTAAGAAAATGGAAGCAAGGCAAATACCTATATATGAATGACTACAGTTTATATTTTAGGAACAAGCATGGATTTGTCGAAACACTTCCAAGGAATAGGAACTTGATCCGCATAAAAGATAACGAAACAGGTCAACCAGTATGCAAACATATTAAGCTAAGTAATATAGATAGGGCATAGGTGATAGCATGGAACTAGATGCAAAAGAATACCTGAAGCAAGTATACAAGATAGATCTAAGCATAAAGGCATTAGAAATGGAGATAGAGGAATTAAACGCACTTGCAGAAGGTGGAGCCATTAATTATGAAGAACGAGTGCAGACTAGTGGGAGAGCATCCACAGAGAGTATAATGTGCATGATAGTAGATAACAAGTCGAAATTGTACGATATGCTTATTAATAAACTAAGGTTAAAGGTAGAGATATCAGATAAGATATATAAGATAGCCGATAGTAAATATTCAGAAATATATCAATCACTGCTATTTAATAGGTATATCTTATGTATGGAGTGGGACAAGATGGCAGAAGAAATGGGGTACAGCAAAAGAAGATTATTTGAATTACATGGAAATGCACTAGAATCATTTAGAAAGTGTAATTCTTAAAAAGTCCGCATTTAATCGCACTTGAACATATGTTATTATGTTAATGTGGAAGTATAAAGGAGAGCCAGTAAGTAGTTTCATATAATCTCTAGGGCAAAAGCCTTTTACTTCCACCATTAAATTAGTAAGTTACGAGAATCTCCTTAAACATATACAATTATTTTGAAAAAGGCATCCGATTGGGTGTCTTTTTTATTAATCGCTTGTCTGAAAAACATTAATGCGATATAATATTAGTGGTAATAATTAAACAGTTAGTTAAGGGGGGGGATGAAAGTGCCATTGATATCAACTTATGTCCAGATTAAGGACGAGGATGAACCTAGGAAAACTTATAAAGTTTCAAGCATGCCTTTAGATTCAAATGAGGGTTTAAAGTATAGACTGGAAGGTATAAATAGGGTTTTTCTGGAATCAGAATTGATTTTTATTGACCCAAGTAATCTAATAATAGACAAAGAGGACCTGTAATGGGTTCTTTTTTCATGCAATGAATTAAAAGGTGGTGATATACCATGGGTTGACGTTAAAACAAAAGAAATTTGCTGATGAGTATATCATCAGCGGTAATAAATGTGAAGCAGCTGTTTTAGCCGGATACAGTGAAAAATATGCGAAAGCACAAAGCCATAGATTGTTGGAAAATGTTGGAATTAAAACATATATAGATGAAAGACTGGCAAAACTTGACTCAGAGAAGATAGCCGACCAAAAAGAGGTACTGGAGTACCTTACTTCAGTGATGAGAGGTGAACACACAGAGCAAACACTTATTTCAAGAGGCGCAGAGTGGGGGCAGGAGAAAACAAATATAGATGTTGGTGCTAAGGATAGGATAAAGGCTGCAGAATTATTAGGCAAGAGATATTCAATGTGGACCGATAAGGTAGATGTATCTGGCAATATAGAACTGATATTTGAGGATGACTATGGGGAAGAAGATATCTAGAACTGTAAAGTTGCAGTGGAATAAGGTATTTAAGCCAGTCAACGAATGCCACAAAAGATATAAGGTCCTTAAAGGTTCAGCGGGTAGTGGTAAGTCTACTAACATAGCACAAGATTATATTAAGAAGTTGTCAGATATAAGATATAAAGGTGCTAACTTGCTAGTAGTAAGAAAAGTTGACGAGTCAAACAGAGATTCAACATTCGCAGAACTTCAAAGTGCCATATATAAAATGTTTGGAGATCAAGCAGAAAGAGTATGGAAGGTGACTCAGTCACCACTAAAGCTTGAATGCCTACTTACCGGAAATTCCATAATATTTAGGGGTATGAAGGACGATAAGCAGCGAGAAAAGGTAAAGTCAATCACCTTCAAAACTGGTAAGCTAGTGTGGATATGGGTAGAAGAAGCCACAGAGCTAACAGAAGCCGATATAGACATCCTTGATGACCGTTTAAGGGGTCAGCTAGATAATCCTAACCTATTCTATCAGATGACCTTTACATTCAATCCTGTGAGCTCTAGGCACTGGATAAAGGCTAAGTATTTTGACATTATACATGAGGATGTGTTTACCCATCAATCTACCTACCTGCAAAATCGATTCATAGATTATGCATATCATAAAAGAATGATGATGAGAAAGGAACGAGATCCAGATGGATATAGGATATATGGACTTGGTGAGTGGGGAGAAGTTGGTGGACTTATATTTAATAACTGGAAAGTAAAGAATATCAGCCAAGATACATCAGATTATGAGTATTTAAGCATAGGTCAGGACTTTGGATTTAACCACGCTAATGCTATCCTTACGATTGCCTATAAAGATGGGGATTTATATATCCTGAATGAACACTACTGTTATGAAAAAGACACATCAGAAATTATTGAAGATGCTGAAGGTAAATTCAATAAAAAAATATTAATGTATTGTGACTCAGCAGAGCCTGACAGAAAAAAGACTTGGCAGAAGGCAGGATATAAAGTTAAAGGGGTCAAGAAAGAAAAGACAACAGATAAAAAATATATCAACACGCAGATAGATTGGATAAAACAAAGAAGGATATATGTGCATCCGTCATGTGTGAATACAATTAAAGAGTTAGGACAATGGAAGTGGAAGTATGATGATAAGTTAAGCACTTATCTAGATGATCCAGTTCCATTTTTTGATGATGCAATTGCAGCCTTAAGATATGGCATTGAGCCTTGGAGAAAATCAAAGGGACTTAAGACCATGAACAAGGCTAAGTTAGGACTATAGGGGGGGATGATATGTATAGGACCAATAAAGAAGAATTGAGTATTGAAGATATACAAAAGTTCATTAAGAAACATAAAGCAGAGTCTATCAGATATATTAAGCTTCAGAAATATTATGAAGGTAAGCACGATATACTGGACCTTACGTCTAGGGATGGACAACCTAATAACAAAATAGTAAATCCATATCCTAAATATATTACTGATATGCTTGTGGGTTATTTTGTTGGACAGCCTATAAGTTATACAAGCAAAGAAGAAGATGGACTGCTTGAGGACTTGCAGGCTATATTCGATTATTCAGATGAGCAGGAAGAAAATCTAGAACTTGCCAAGATATGCAGCATAAAAGGTAAGGCTTATGAACTTTTATATCGTGATGAAGACGCACGAATAAGATTTAATGAATTTGGACCAGATCAAATGTTTGTTATTTACGATATGACAATATCGCCAAGTATTAAATTTGCTATCAGATATTATGATGTTGGTGAGGGCAATGATAAGATAACATATGCAGAAGTATATGACAAAGAAGTATGTATGCTATACAAGGGCAAGGATTCTGATTTAAGCTTAGAGCAAATAACACCACACACATTTAAGGATGTACCAGTAGTTGAGTATGTAAACAACAAGGAAGAACAAGGGGACTTTGAGCAGGTAATTACTCTGATAGATGCTTACAACAAGGCACAGTCAAATACATTAAATGACATGGACCAATTCACTGATGCATACTTGATACTTGTAAATATGGCCGGAACAGACTCAGGCCGAATAGAAGATCTTAAGAGAGACAGGGTAATGCTGCTTGATGAAGATGGTGATGCTAAGTGGCTAATCAAGGAAATAAATGATGCGTGGGTAGA